GTGACCCTGGCATCGTGACGGTTGCTGAAATTGATATAATCCGCCGCATTGAAGCAAAAGAGAACGATCCACCGCCAATCGAAGTGCTTCATAACTACAAACCGGGCGACATGGTGCGCTTGATTGAGGATATCTATGCCCTAATGCCGCCAGCCAAGGTGATTGCGCTATTGCGCGGCGGCCGAATCAAGGTAGAGGTGCAATTGATGAGGCGGGCTGTTCTGATCGAGGTCTACCCGCACCAGATCGAAGCGATGTAGGTAAGCCACGCGCCTTACCGGGCGCGTCCCCTGCTCAAGTCCTTCGACGGCGATCCTAAAAGGATCGTTTCACAAGAGCGCGATTCAGCGCTCGTGCGTAAGCCATCAAGCCGGGGTGAAAGCCTCGGCTTTTTCTTTGCCTATTAGATGGTGGACTACTGCGATCAACTGATCCGGTCACACTCATCGAAAGGCTTGCGCCATGTAACGGCATCATCAGCGGAACCTCACGCCGCAAATCGATCCTCGGCTTCATCTTGCAGGCGTCACAACAGAGGTTCCGCGATGCTGTTCACGTGCAGTCGTTCATGAGCACAAGGCTTCGGACGATCGGTCGCAAGCTTGAGCCGACACGGCATCATCGGTTGGTCATGCCGGCAAAGGTCGCCGACAAGGAACTCCAAACACCAGAGCATCGCCAATGGCGGCTTGTGGTCTGCCGCCGTGCTGGTTGGCGGTGTGAGTGGATCAACGAAGACGGTTCGCGCTGCGCCAAGGCCGCACCCGAGCATCGGATGATTGCGGATCATATCCGTGAGCGCCATGACGGCGGTGCGCTAGTCGATACAGGCAATGGCCAGTGCTTGTGCGTGCAACACAACACTTTCAAAGGTGTACAAGCCCGTGCAGCGCGGGCGCGCGGCGGGTAGGGGGTGGCAAATCCTTAAAATCTTGCCGCCTGTAACCCGCCTGTTCCTCATCCGCACATTTTTTTCCTATGGCGCGGGAGGTTTGAATTCAGGTTTGAATTCAATGGAAATCAAAGTGCCATGAGTGAGCCTGATAAACCGCTGGATAAATCACGCCGCGGCGGCGCACGCAAAGGCGCTGGCCGAAAGAAGAAGGGTCACACAGCGCCATCGGCAATCGCCGGGCTCAACCTTGTCAGCGCACTCGCCACGCCACCGCCTGATGAGATCGATGGCGTTGCCCAGCGCCACGCCAAGATGGCGATCGAGGCGCTGGTCAAGCAGCTCATTCACGGTGCCAGCGAGGCGGCCAAGGTTGGCGCTGCCAAGGCGATCCTGGACCGAGGTTATGGCAAGCCAGCTGTCGAAATCGGCGGCGATGCCGCAGCGCAGTTGCCGTTCATGGCTGCGCCGACCACTCAGTTCACGTCGACCGCCGATATCCGCGCCGAGGCGCGCAAATATGCCAACCTGGCGATCGAGGTTCTGCGGAAGATCGCGGACGATGGCGTGAGCGAAGCGGCGAAAGTATCGGCCGCGACAGCCATCCTTGAACGCGGGCTCGGCACTGTCGGTAAAGCGCGCATGCCTGACGAGATGCGGGACCGCCCGCTCGGCAAAAAGGAAGAAGCTGCCCGCGCCGCCGAGGCGAGCGCAACCGGGCGCTATGCCACGCCGGCGCCGCCGAAGGCTTTCGCTGAAACGGTGCAATGATTCCGACATGGACCACAGCCTGCATCGACTGGGAAGAACGGATCGTCCAGGGACGGTCACTCATCCCGTTCAATCCTTTGTTCCCTGCGGAAGCGGCTGCAGCGCTGGAAATCTTTCGTGACCTGCGAATTAAGGACGCGATCGGCAGCCCGACCATGGGGCAGTCCTGCCGGCAATGGGTTTTCGATTTTGTTGGTGCGATCTTCGGTGCGTATGACGCGGAGACCGGTCGACGGTTGATCAACAACTTCTTGCTGCTCGTCAGCAAGAAGAATTCCAAGTCGACGATCGCGGCCGGCATCATGTTGACCGCGTTGATCCGCAACTGGCGCGAGTCGGGCGAGTTCTACATCCTGGCGCCGACGCTCGAGATCGCCAACAATTCATTCTTTCCGGCGCGCGACATGATCGCGCTAGACGATAATCTTCGTACGATCCTGCACGTTCAACAGAACACGCGCACGATCACACATCGTAACACCGATGCCTTCCTCAAGGTTGTGGCGGCTGATAGCGAAACGGTCGGCGGCAAGAAGACCATCGGCCTGCTCAAGGATGAGCTCTGGCTCTTTGGAAAGCGCGCGGGCGCCGAGAACATGTTCCGTGAGGCGGCCGGCGGCCTTGCCTCTCGCCCTGAAGGTTTCGAGATCGCGCTAACGACGCAATCCGAGACGCCGCCTGCGGGCGTCTTCGACCAGGCGCTCAAGGAATTTCGAGACATCAGGGACGGCAAGATTGTTGTTCCCGAGAGTCTCGGTGTGCTCTACGAATTTCCGCGGGCGATGGTCGCGGCGAAGGCCTTTGAGGATCCGAAAAACTTCTACATCACCAATCCGAACCTCAACGCGTCTGTCGACGAACCGTTCCTGTTGCGAAAGCTGGCTGAAGCCCAACGCTTCGGACAGCACAGCGTTATTGGTTTTCTCGCCAAGCATCTCAATGTTGAGATCACCGGGAGTCTTCGTTCTGACGGCTGGGCCGGCGCGAAGATCTGGCATCGCGGGATTGATGAAACGCTTCGCGACCTGGATGAATTTCTGCGGCGTTGCGAGATTGTTTGCATCGGCCTCGACGGCGGCGGCCTCGACGATCTACTGGGCCTCGGTCTTGTCGGTCGAGAGAAGGGTACGAAGCGCTGGCTAGGCTGGTCTTGCGGTTTAGTTTCGACCATTGGCCTCGCTAGGCGAAAGGCCAATTTAGAGGACTATCGCAAGTTCGCGAGCGCCGGTGAGCTGATCATCTACCGTCTGGACGCCGATGATCGGCTCGATGCTGAAAGTGACACCGATGTTGCGGCCTTTGTGCAGGAGTTTCCGCCGCACGAGAAGACCGGCGACTTGCCGTTTTATATCCAGTTCGTTGTCGACCTGGTCGAGCGGGTGCGATCTCTCGGCTTGTTAGCCCAAGTTGGTGTGGACGCTGCGGGTATCGGCGCCATCGTTGATGCCCTGGCAGGCATCGGTATCACGCAGGATGCTGAAAACCTTGACGCTGTTCGTCAAGGCATCGGCCTGATGGGTGCCTATAAAACCATCGAGCTCAAGCTCGGCGACAAGACATTTCTGCACGGCGGTCAAAGTTTGCTGGGTTATTGCGTCGGCAACGTAAAGATTATTCTGACGTCGACGGCGTCGCGGATCGCGCGCGAAGAATCGGGCTACGGCAAGATCGACCCATTCGTTGCGCTCTGTAATGCCGCTCATCTGATGAGCCTTAGTCCCGAGGTCGGCGGAAGGTCGTATCTGCTAGACGAGCCGCTGCTTTACGTTTGACGCCGTGAGCGTCCGTCCGGAGGCTTCGCCATGGCGCAGCGGCTCGCTCGTGCAATCGCTGCAGCCTTCGCCCAGGTCGGCGTACAGGAAGTCCTGTTCGTCGCCGGCGTCGGGTCGCTTGCCTGCGGCCTTTCGCTGGTGTGGATGCCCGCAGCCTTCATCATCCCCGGATCGATACTGACAGCCGTCGCCGTATTTGGGGTGCGCTAATGGGTCTGCTCGCGCCGTTGTCGCGCTCGGCGCGGAACGAGTACAAGACCGTTGATGCGTCCGATCTGACGTGGACAGCATTGCTGGGCCAACCGTCGTCGAAGGCCGGCGTTGCGGTCAACATCGAGACGGCGCTTCGGGTCTCGACCGTGTTTGCGTGCTGTCGCGTGCTGGCGGAAGGCATCGCGCAGCTCCCGCTTAATCTTTTTCAGATCATCGGCAACTCGAAAAAGCTCGCGACCAAGAATCCGCTGTTCAAGCTGCTCGGTCTGCGGCCGAACGACTACATGACCTCGTTCGAGTTTCGCGAGACGATGATGTACCACGCGGTACTCACGTCGAACGCGTTCGCTTACATCGGTAGGGGCGGCCCGAAGCAAGCCGTTCAAGAACTGATCCCGATCTACAGCCCGGTTCGGGTTGAGATGGATCGAAATTTAAACATCACCTATTGGGTCGAGATGCCCGGCTTTCCGCCGGTCGCCTATGGTCCCGACGAAATCTTTCATCTGCGCGGGCCGTCGTGGAACGGCTACATCGGCATGGATGCCGTCAAGCTGGCGCGCGAAGCTATCGGGCTTGCCATCGCGACGGAAGAAACCCACGCGCGACTGTTCGCTAACGGGGCCCGGCCAGGCGGTGTGCTGTCGGTCGAGGGAACACTGAGCCCGGAAAATCGAAGTGCGCTCAAGGCGCGTATCGCGGAAATGCAGGAAGG